TTATTTACGTTCGTTCACCTGTTTTGATTTAATCAATTCATTGTAGATTGTATGGGCAAACTCCCCTGTGAAATATTCTGCCCAATTCTGATAAGTTAGGCAAATACCGGTTCGAGGGTCTTCATAATCCATGGTTTCCCATATATCTTCCAATTCTGCATAAACCTCATTGGGATTATTCCCAAGAGTGTCCACCACTTCTTCGGAATAACAGTTTACCAATGTATCTATCCAATCTCCACAATTATCACAACCATCTTTGTAGATAGCATTGAATGCGGCTTTTTTCAATTCATCCATAAAAGGCTCTGTTTTACAATATGGGTACTCTCCGTTCATTGCTTTTCTAATGTGCCGATATTTTTATGTTCAGGAGATAATTCTGTTAACCTACATTCGTTACCATCAAGCGCGGCTTCAAACATATAATCACTATTTGACAAAGTTATGCTTCTACCATTGCTTTTGCAGGAGAATACTCCCTTGTAATTTTCTGTCTCTGTATCTTGTTTGGAATATTTTTCTCCAATTGGTTCAGTACGTATTAGTGTAAATTTTTGAAGTTTACAATATGGATATCCGTTGACCGTAATAGCATTTTCTGATACTTCAATCACTCCGTAAGTTCCCTGCTTAAAAACATATTTATATACATAAGTTGCCTCAAACATTTTATCTGTTCTTTTTTCTGTTTTTATATACAGATCAGCTTCGGATTCTTGCATGATTAAGTCGTAAGTAGTTTCTGTCTTCACAGTGTAATCACCAGCTTCTATAGGCTCTCCTTTTCCTACTTCCACTTTTTCAAACTCAACATTATGCAATATGACATCAGAAAAAGAATCTTCCGGAGTAATAGCATCTATAGCCTCCATACTCAAAAATACACCCGAATAGCGTTCAGCGCCTTTCTCGTCATCTTCACTGCAAGCACATAACAGTAAAGAAGTAATAAGACATATTATTCCAACTATATATCTCATTTTTTTCCCTCTACTAACTTTTCATAAACCTTAATCAACCTCTCCTTTTCAGCCAACAATTCTTCCAAATGCTTCACTCGTTCTACAAGAATAGCATCTGTGCCTACAGACACGTTGCCCATCATCGAAGCAGGACTAAAATCGCCGTTTGTTTCAACTGTATTATTTGATAGTCTTGATACTTCATCATCAAAAAAAATTCGTATGTCAGCTTTTAATAGAAAAGCAATCTTCTCTAAGTCTGCCGCTTGAATCTTATTGTTTCTAATGCATCTATGTAGATTTTGTTCGCTCATTCCAACATCAGCAGCAAGTTTCTTTAATCCACCACCTCTGTTTTCGCTCAATTTTCTAACAATTTCTAAATTCATGATTTACAGGAACTTGAATTAGTCAACTAATATTTAATTTCGCATACACTAAATTTTATGACGAAAATATTTGTTCGCCACGAATAAATATATTAGTTTTGCACTATAAAGTTAAACAATAACCCATAAAAAACAAATAAAATGGCAGAAAATCAAGTAAAAGTACGTCCAACTTTAACGGATTTGGAAGTAGGTAAAACGGTTACTTTCCCCATTGAAAAGACTAAGAGCGTCCGTGCTCAGGCTTCCGATCTCGGACTTATCCTGAATCGTAAGTACCAGACAGAAACGGACCGAGAAAAGCGTATCATAACAGTAATCAGAATATCGTAATTTGTAATCATCATGAACAAATTTGTAAATATTTCACAACTGATACTATCCTGCATCATGCTTTTTGCGGTGGTTGTCAGCATTGTGGCACATATCATACTTGGAAACATCGCATCGTTCATTGGCTATCTTGTATCAGCTGTATTCATCTTTCTCACATGGAAACTGGTACGTATATCATGGATGGAGTTTCAAAATGAAAACAAATAACCTCTTAACTTACAATATCATGTCTATCAATTTCAAAAAATTAAATTCTCAAATCAAGCCTCTTAAACCGGAAGCAAGACACGTGGGCTACATCTTTATTGCTACAGACAAGCAAAAGAGAGAAAGTCTGGTTGACTCTATTGCCAAGCCCGGTTCTAAACGTTCCCTAATAAAAGTGCTTACATATTTCATTAAAACCGATGAAAATTATCGTGCAGAGTATTCACTTTAATCCGTAATCCTATGCTCACTATTGATTTTCCCGATAAATCCGTTACTTATGACACTTTCGTCCGCGATGTAGCGTCCTCTGTAGTCCGTATGCTTGCCGATACACACAATGATCCCGAAATGGTCAGCCAGCGAAAAGCATACGCTATGTTTGGGCGTGGCAATGTGGATAGATGGCGCAAGCAGGGTAAAATAACCCCCTGCAAGCGTCCGGGCAAAGTTGAATACCGCACAATCGAACTGCGTACACTACAAAGGTTACAACAAGACTATTTCAAATGATAAGGGAGGATAGCTCAGCGGATAGAGCGGCGGTACGTACCCAAATGGCCAAGATGCAGCAGGACACAGGTTCAAATCCTGTTCCTCCCACTATTTTTTCACTATTAAAAATCAAAGTAGATGAAAGCAATTCAGCTAAAATCAATCACGCTTCGCAACTGGCGTGGAGAAAAAGAAAGGACAACACAGTTCCATACAGATGGCACTGTTACACGTATCTGTGGTCGTAACGGTCTCGGCAAGTCCAGGCACATGGATGCGTTCTGTTGGCTGCTTTTCGGCAAGGACAGCAAAGACCGTAAAGACTTCAACTTGCGCACCACAGACGAAAAGGGCAATCCCCTACAGCATTGTGAATGCTCCGTAGAGGGAACATTAGTCGTTGATGGAACGGAAATTACCATCAAACGAGAGTATAAGGAGCAATGGGTCAAACCTCGTGGACAAGTAGAGGAAGTGTTCAAGGGGAATGTCACCGAATGCACATGGGACGGCGTACCTGTTCGTGTCAATGAGTATAAGGAACGTATAAATGCCGAAATCATTGATGAGAACCTTTTCAAGATGCTAACCAATACCGAGTATTTCCTATCGTTAAAACAAGATGTTCAACGTGAAGTGTTAATGTCCATTGCCGGAGCCAAAACAGACAACGAATTGGCGCAGGGAAATGCAGAATTTACCGCTCTCGTAGACATGTTGAGTGGCAAATCATTGGCGGATTATCGTCGGCAGATTGCCGCAGAGAAAAAACGTCTAAAAATGCAAGCGGATGAAATCAAGCCACGTATCGACCAAACGGACAAGATGAAACCAGAAGCCGAGGATTGGAACTCATTGGAAGAAATGCTCACCGACAAAAAGAAAGAGCTGGAAGAAATAAACGAACTTCTGCATTCTGAAGATGCTCGCAAGCAATCTGCCATCGATAAAAAAGCTGCGCTGAACCGTGAAAAACGGCAAATCGAACAGCAACAGAAGGATATTCTTGCCGCAGAAAGGAGAAGTCGTCAGGAGGAAGCCGATAAGCAGAACGAAACACGTAATGAAATCGAGAAAGAGTTGAAGAATATTCATTCCGAACGATCGGATTGCAATATAGACATTACCCGTGCAAAAGAACGCATCAAGTATTTGAACGAAGAAATAACTAGAACAACAAGCAGACTTGAAGAATTACGTTCCGAATGGGCATCCATTCGTGCCACACAGTACACCGGTGATAATATCTGTCCTCATTGCGGCCAGCCTTTACCCGACAATATGATACAAGACGTTCTCCAAAAGTTTGAAGAATATAAACAAAACAGGCTCAAAGAGAATCAATCACGTGGAAAATCCCTGTCGACACAAGTCGAATCATACCGAGAGGAATTAAACAGGCGTAATGAAGAACTTGTAGAGCATTCCAAAAAGATTACTGCCATTGACGAATGTATTGCAGGGCTGTATGATCGTCTGAAATCCACCCCGAAAGCAGCACCGTCCGCCATCAACGAAAACGAGCTGCCTGCGTATGCAGCAAACCTAAAACGTTTGGATGAGATAGAAAAAGAAATAGCAAATATCACATATACTCAGACAGATACCGAACTGTCCGAACGTGCCGAGTTGGTGAAATCTGCTATTAAGAACTTGGAAATCCAACTAAACAACCGTACCATTATCGCCAACTATGATAAAGAAATAGAGCGTCTTGAAAAGGAAGGTCGTGAACTCGCACAGAAGATAGCCGACATAGAGAAACGTGAATATATAGCTGCTAAGTTTGCCAAAGCTCGCATTGATGATTGTGAGAGCCGTTTGAACTCGCTGTTTGGCATGGTACACTGGAAACTTTTCGATACCACTCTTGACGGAAACGAATACGAAGTATGTATCCCTATAATTGATGGTGTGTCCTATGGTACGTGCAATACAGCAAAGCAAGTGAACGCAGGTATTGACATCGCCAACACATTGGCAAGGCATTACGAAGTCTATGCTCCAATGTTCATTGACCGTGCCGAAAGCGTGAATACATTCATTGCTTCCAACGCACAAATGATATTCTTGCAGGTTACAACAGACAGTCAACTAACAGTAAAATAAATAGTTAAATCTTTAATTATTAGAATTATGAACGAAAGACAAATCACACCGGTTACACATCAAAGTAACGTTCCTGTTGGCATCAACTTCTTTGACCCGACAACCATTGAAACGCTCAACCGTTTCTCCACCATGTTTGCCAATTCCAGTCTTGTACCCGAAAGTTACCGCATTGGCGGTGTTGTTGGCGGTAAGACCGGAGAAGGACCTAAAAAAACGGTCTCTGGAGCCGAAGCAGTAGCCAACTGCGTAATCGCATTCGATGTGGCCACACGCATTGGCGCATCCCCTCTTATGGTAATGCAGAACTTGTACATTGTATATGGTCGCCCATCTTGGTCGTCCAAGTTCCTAATTGCCACTATCAATACTTGTGGACGCTTTGAACCACTGAAGTTTGAATTGACATCAAATGGAGTTTGCAATAACGGTGTGGCAAATGTCAAGTGTGTGGCATGGACTACTCCTAAAGGTGTTACGCATGATGAGAACGGAAAACCGGTTACATCAAAATCACCACTTGCCTTACGTGGTACAGCCGTTACCATACAAATGGCGATTGATGAGGGTTGGTATAGCAAAAACGGCAGCAAGTGGCGTACTATGCCCGAACAGATGTTACGTTACCGTGCCGCCTCGTTCTGGTGCTCTACATACTCACCGGAACTGTCAATGGGTATGCGTACCGTTGAAGAAAATGTAGAGGACGCCGATTATGTCGATGTTACAGAACAGGTTGCGAAAGAAATTTCCACGCAAGCCAACAAAGGCACTATCAGTTTTGATGATGCAGTAGCTCCGGTTTCCAACGAAGTTCCGGCAGGTGTTGACCCTGAAACAGGAGAAATTAAAGAGCCCCAAGGTGAAACAAGTACCGAAAACCAAGCCTCAACCGAGGATGATGGACCGGGCTATTAATCCTATTTGAAATGAAACTTCATGTGTTAGGTTCTTCATCATCAGGCAACTGTTACCTCTTCCAGTCTGAAAAGACTGGTGAGGTACTTGCAGTGGAAGCCGGAGTTAAGTTCAACAAAGTAAAAAAAGTTCTTGACTTCAATCTAAACAGCATTGTTGGTTGTATCGTCAGCCATGAGCATGGCGACCATGCCAAATGTGTGGGCGATTTTATAAACGCCTGCATACCTTGCTATATGAGTCAAGGCACAAAACATGCGCTTGGTTTCTCTTCCAGCTATTGGGCAAAAGGGCTGTTGCCATTCGAACAAGTTGTGATAAATGGATTTAGAGTGATACCGTTCCCTGTACAACATGATGCTGCGGAACCTTACGGATACCTCATCCGTCATGAAGAGTGCGGAACAGTGCTGTTTGCCACAGACACCTATTTCCTAAAATACAAATTTCCCGGTCTTAACAATGTAATGTTGGAGTGCAATTATAGCAAGGAAATTCTTGATGCAAATTTCACTGCCGGGCGCATTGACAAGAAACGCTACGAACGCACCATTAAGTCGCACATGTCCTATGATAACTGTCTCCTCACATTGCAAGCCAATGACCTGTCTCAAGTATGCAACATTCTACTCCTGCATCTGTCCGACAATAACAGCAATGCTACGGAGTTTATCCATGGAATAGAAAGATTATATCCAGAGATAGAAATAACAGCCGCTACAAATGGGCTTTCGTTAACATTTAACAAGAATCCCTATTAGCATTTGTGATTATGAGGAAAAATAATAGTAACCAGTAAATAAAGAAGTAATATGAGAATCTATTTTGATATAATATTTATTGTTTTGAATATCATCATTTTTGCTGTTAACTTTCATTTTGCTTTAGAATCCAAATCCTCTAAAGCATATACGTATGCCATTTTAGGAATGAGTTTTGCCATTGCAGCCATCGTCCTACTTCTATCTGCGGATTTAAATCAAGAATCATAATGAAAAAATCAGTTGAAAATACTCAATACAAAACTGAGAATTGTAGACCAAACAATAGTGATCTATCATTTTAATAAAAATAAAAACAATGAGAAAAATTGAGATCGTTGAACATGTTATCAACAATACGACTATTAGTCGCTCACAGGCTATTCAAGCCGTAGATTGTGCTTTTGATGCTATTGAGAAAGCACTTTGTAAAGGTGAAAGTGTCTATATACGTGGTTTTGGCACTATCAAGACTTATATCACAAAAGAAAGGAAAGCCCGTAATATCTACAAGAGAACAACGGTAATCATTCCGGCAAGACGAACAGTAAAACTTGTAGTCAGTAAACAACTCAAAGAAAAAATGAACTCATGATGCACACGTGGTTTGAATGTAAAATCCGTTATGAAAAGACAATGGATAACGGAATGAACAAGAAAGTAACAGAACCCTATCTGGTTGACGCGCTCAGCTTCACGGAAGCGGAAGCACGCATCATTGAAGAAATGACACCCTTTATTTCCGGTGAGTTTACAGTTTCCGACATTAAACGTGCCAACTATAGCGAGCTCTTTCCCTGTGAGGAAGACAGTGCCGACCGCTGGTTCAAGTGCAAGCTGTATTTCATTACCTCAGATGAAAAAAGTGGAGCAGAAAAAAAGACGGCTACCAACGTACTGGTACAAGCAGCCGACTTGCGTGATGCAGTAAATAAACTGGATGAGGGTATGAAAGGCACAATGGCCGACTACCAAATTGCATCGGTAGCGGAAACTGCCATTATGGACGTCTATCCATATGCCGCAGATGAGTCCATTACGGATACCATCAGTGAAAATGCCAATTCGCCTGTTGTACGAAATTTCATACAATCTCTCCCCGAAGGTTGCAGGACAACGATAACCGTTGGTGGGAAAAAAGTTGTAGTAGACAAGACCGGAAAAGACACCATTGTTACACCCGAAAAGCAAAGCGACAATGACACTTGAGGAAATGCTTCAAATGGAAAGGAAACGAAAAAAGAAGCAAAAATATGACGATGAGGAACATCGCATACAATGCTCTTGCGTAAAGTGGTTCAATTTGAAGTATCCGAAGTTAAAAGGCCGGTTGTTTGCTGTGCCGAACGGAGGAAGACGTGATACTGTTACAGGTGGCAAATTGAAAGCTGAGGGCGTAACAGCCGGTGTATCCGATTTGATTCTGTTGAAAAGCAATCGTGATTATGGTGCGCTGCTCATTGAAATGAAAAAGAAAGGCGGCTATCAATCTCCATCACAAAAAGAATGGCAAAAGATAATATGTGAAAACGGAGAATACAAATATGTTCTGTGCTTTTCGCTAGATGATTTCATTCGTGAAGTGGATGATTATTTGAGAAATGAATTTTAAAAAAGTCAGATATGGCACGAACTTTTAAAAAAGGTCTTGACTATTTCCCTCTGGATATAGATATATTTAACGACCTTAAAATAAGAAAACTAATCAAGTATCAAGGTGGAAAAGCTATAACGGTATATGCTCTGCTGCTCTGCAATATCTACAAGAGTGGGTATTATATGAAGTGGGATAAAGAGTTGCCTTTCATTTGCTCGGAGCTTACGGGATTTGAGGAGGCATATATATCAGAAGTAATCAAAACCTGCCTGACACTGGGGTTGTTTTCAAAAGAATTGTTTGACGCTGAAAAAGTATTGACTTCTAAAGGTATTCAGGAAAGGTATAGTCGTATATGCGTACAGTGCCGTCGTGTTTGCTATATTGGGGATTATAACCTAATCGAGAAAAGAAAGCCCAAACAAACTGAAAAACTGCCACGAAAGAATGACAATCCACAAACGATACAAGGTAGTACAACAGTGCAAAACGAACTGCAATACGAGCCTTACTCCATGACTATCGATGAAGAAATTGCCGAACTGAAAAAAGACGAGTGTTGGCTTGACCAATTACAAGTGCTTCATGCAACGAATATTTCCTCTTTGCGCAGCAGTCTTGACGACTTCCGGGTGCAATGCCTGGCAGACGGGAAAGACCGGCATTCTTCCTTACAGGATGCCAAACAGCACTTCAACGCATGGTTGAGAATTGTAAATGATAAAAATAAAAGAAAAGATGATAAAGTTAGACCCGAAAGCAGAAATCAACGCAGAGGTAATCTTCTCAAATCTGATGAAGAGAAAACATATGGTAACTCGTTTTAGATTGCCATATACCGCCAAGCAAGTTTACGCTATGCTATATGAAGCGTGCCGGGTGGAAGTTGCTCATAGGCATAGGGAATTTAATGCCACCGAACAATACAAAAAGCACCTTTGGGACATTTCCAATTGGATTACATCGGAAGCCTCCACTTTCGGATTGTTCCTTTGCGGCGATGCCGGAAATGGGAAAACCACCATTCTGCGTGCATTGCAAAACCTTATAAACTACTTGCGCTCTGATGAGGGGTATAACAGCAATGCGGATGCATATCCGATACGCGGCTACATGATGGTATCGGCTAAAGAACTCGTCTTGCTGGCTAAAGCGTATAACAATCCCACACGCGACAACACCTCCGATGTGGCACGCTACAAAAGGCTGCGCCAAATCGAAATACTCGCAATCGACGAACTCGGCTCCGAACCGAAAGAAAGCATTCATTATGGCGATTACGTAACCGCCGCCATGGATATGCTGTCTTTTCGCTATGAAGAGCAGTTCTGTACGCTGGTCTCATCCAATCTTACGGCAAAAGAAATTGCAGAATATTACGACGAACGAATTGCAGACCGTTTCCGTGAAATGATGCTAATCATCAATTTCGGCAATGAGCAGTCATTCAGAAAACAGTAAACTAATTAAAAACATTATGACGATGAATACAGATTATAGTTATTGTTCGGGCGTTACCTGCTCAATCCGCAAGAGTTGTAAACGCTATTTGCCCGATCCACCCGATACACGTTTGCAATGGGTATGGCCAGCATACAATCCGGGAACAGACAAATGCAAGTACTATGAACCAACTAAAGTAGCAAAAACAAAAAATCCGTAATCATGGAAAAGAATAAGTTTACCCATGGTAGTTTGTTCAGCGGCATCGGTGGTCCGGAAATAGCTGCCGAGGAAATGGGCTGGAAAAATATGTTCCATTGTGAAATAAACCCGTTCGGGAGAAAAATACTTGATTATTGGTTCCCAAACAGCAAAAGTTATGAAGACATCACGAAAACAAATTTTACAGAGTGGCGTGGAAAAATCAATGTCCTCACCGGAGGTTTTCCCTGCCAGCCTTTTTCTTGCGCCGGACAGCGAAAGGGAGCGGAAGATGACCGCTACCTCTGGCCGGAAATGCTACGAGCGATACGGGAGATTCAGCCCGATTGGGTTGTTGGTGAAAACGTTGCTGGAATCCTCTCAATGGTACAACCCGGCAGTGAAACTGCGTTGGGACGTGAAGAATCTCTGTTCGGAGAGGTTGACCGAAAAAGAATATTGCATCGGCAGGAATACGTTGTCGAAACAGTGTGTAACGACCTTGAACGTGAAGGATATTTCGTCCAACCGGTTGTTATTCCGGCTTGTGCCGTCGGAGCGCCGCACAGAAGAGACCGTGTCTTCTTTATTGCCCACCGTGCAGACGCAGGGGTTAAAGGTATGCAACGAAAATGGGAAGACAACATTCTATCCGGTAGGACTGCTTCCGACACCACGTGCCGTGGAAGTGGTGGAACACCCCATGAAAGCTGCTGCGAGAACGAAAGACAGAACGGGTACGAAACTCAACAACCTTTCGTCAGGGGCTGCGTTCGGGCTTCTTCCCACTCCGATGGCGAGCGATGCAACAACCGGAGCGATAATTGGAAAGAACGACCAATTTGTTACGACCAGAAACGGGACTCCGAGGAGAATCAATCAGAACGGACAGAACGGATGCGTAGGACTTGCGAGAATGGTTCGGTTGCTTCCTACTCCCAATGCCCGGGAAGCGGACAAGTACAGCAAGAAATACAATCCGAACAGTCAAATGGGCACAGCTTTGACAGCAATGGCGGTGAATGGGATGCTCCCTACTCCAGCAGCGAGGGACTATCAACCCTCCGTTTCCCCACAAGCATTGAAAAGAAAAAATGGGAAAATGAGGACGGATGCTCTGTGCAACCTGCCGGTAATGTTAGGAGAGCATCATTCGCAGAACGGTGGAAAAACTTCCCAACTCAATCCCCTGTTTGTAGCCGAGATGATGGGATTTCCACCAGATTGGACGGTATTGCCTTTTCAAAGTGGCGGCAGGAATCGATAAAGGCATATGGCAATGCGATTGTCCCACAAGTAATGTATGAGATATTCCAAGCTATTCAAGAAACTTATAATCAATAATAACCATGGACAATTCAATTTATAAAAAATGCACAGAGTGCGGGCAAACAAAGCATATTTCAGAGTTCAGCAAATCATATCCTAACAGGTGTAAAACTTGTGTAGCAGAACACACGAGACAAATGAGAGCTGCTGAAAAACTTAAAGCTAAAGTAAAGGCTACCGGCGAGGTCATAGATGTTGAACCGTCAGGTACTATGCAGGTTTTATGCGGTTCATTCATAACGAAAGACGGTCGAAGAATGCCCGGAACAGCACTTGAATTTGAAAAAGCCATAGACTGGGAACAACGCAGATACGAGATTGCGAAAGAGATAATGAAAGGATTTTCAGCCAATTCACATAATCAGTGTGTGGATGCAAGTAGCGAAACGTTAGCCCAGTGGAGCATTAGCGGTGCTGATGCTCTTATTGCAGAATTGAAGAAAGGAGGTAAAGGATGAAAGTAATAGTTTCATTCAGTGGTGGCAAAGATAGTCTTGCATCACTTCTTTGGGTGCGTAATAACCTAACAAAAGATTTTATTACAGTATTTTGTGATACAGGTTGGGAACACCCATTGACCTATAAATATATCGAAGAAGTACAGGAACAACTTGGCTTAAATCTCATTACCGTCAAGTCAAAGAAGTTTAACGGTATGGTAGATTTGACAAAAAAGAAATCACGCTGGCCATCCTCGCAACGGAGATTCTGCACATCTGAATTGAAAACCATTCCGATGATTGACTACATACTCGATGAAGTAAACGATGATGTTCTGATTATACAAGGAATACGTGCTGCCGAGAGTGCCAAGCGTGCCGAAATGTCCAAGCAATGTACGTACTTCAAGTATTATGTGCAGCCATACGGTAAGGATAAGAATGGTAAGGACAAGTACCACACCTATCGTCGTAAAGATGTATTGGCATTTCGAAAGAAATATGCTGATGACCTATTGCGTCCGGTATTCGATTGGTCGGCACAACAAGTGATTGACTATATACTTGAAAATGGAATACAGCCTAATCCTCTCTACCGAATGGGCTACAAACGTGTTGGTTGCTTTCCTTGCGTGATGGCTTCACAACAAGACATTTACAATATCAGCGTACAAGAGCCAGAAAGGATAAGCTACATTGCAGGTCTCGAACAACAGTTCAACAGCAGTTTTTTCGGTCCTGATAAAATTTCATCTAAGTATTATAAGGGTGAATATCCTCTAATCAGCGATGTTGTTCGTTATGTACAAAGTAAACGTGCAGGTGGTTCTCTGTTCGACGATGATGTGGCAACAAGTTGTATGAGCTACTATGGGCTTTGTGAATAAAAAAGGAATGGTATGGCAAATATAAAAGACAATAAAAAAGGATTCAAGGTAATCCAAATAAGTAGGAAAGAACTTGTAGAGGAATTAGGACAATATGGTGCAATAGGAATTTGTGACTACTGCAACGAAACTGCATCTACAGGCTATTACATAGCTGTGCTAAATCAATGGTTTTGCCCGAAATGCTATCAAGCATGGTATCATCGCGCTACTTATTATCCGGAAGATGCAAAGGTAGAAAACAGAAATTTTGAATTTTACAAAAATATTTTTGGATTATGACAAAAATAAAACTGAATTGGGCATACGCCAAAGGCGAATTAGATACTGATACATTGAAACTTATTTGCCTACCAGCACGAGGCAAACGCTTATTTGGTGCGGATGAATTGGATGCGGAACTTTGTATAAAGGACGGTATGAATTACCAAATAGCAGAAATCCACTTGGGTGATGTGGAAAGCTCAAATATTCTTTGTGAAGAGATCGCAAGGCGTTGGAATGAGCATGAAGAATGGCACGAATGCAAAGAGGACACGGAAGACGTGCCACCAATTGGAACATATTGCATTTTAAGGGTAGAATATCTATGCTGTAGTAACAAATGGAAAGTAGATTACTTGACAGCTTATTACAATAAATACGGGTGGACGGAAGATTATTTAGACCAAATAACCTGCAACTACAAGGACTACAAGATAACCCATTGGAAACCGATAAACAAACCGAAAGGAGTTGAGGAATGAGATACGCACTTAGAAAACAGGATAAAATAGCTTCTGTATATAGTGAGGCTTATTTGAAAGAACATATCATAAGCAGCCTTGATTCTTATTTTGGCAAATGCGATGATGAGCGCATAATAGATGATATTTCACAAGAGGGGTATGTAAGCCGTGCTGGAGAAGATTATCCACTTTTAAGGATTAACGATCTTTTGGATAATAACGCTATGTTGGAGTTTGCCGTTATAGGTCAGCAATACGATGTATTAAAACTATCCTTCTTAGGACGTATGAAAGGATAAACTTATGAGTAAGTGCCATTACATATACGATAAGCAAGCTGGCAAAGTCTTAATACCTTGTTGTTGGGCTGTTGTTTTGAGCAATGATATACGGGATTGTACTTGTAGGAATGAGGATCTTACGTTTGCTCAATTTGAACGTGAACGATATAACAAAGAACTTGAAAAGCATAATTCTATCATAAAAGAGCTACAGAGCGAAAACAAGTATCTACATAAAGAATTAAAACGGCACGTTACTTTACTAAGTAAAAAGAAGTAGCATTTTATTTGTTATACTTAATAGAATAAACTATATTTGTATTTGACATGAGAATAATTAGAACACATTCAGGAAAGGAAGTCAAGATCTTTGCTGAAACTTTTGAGAACGAAGCATACGATCAGATTAAGAGGCTGGCTAATTATCCTGCCTATGAAAACTCTATTATACGAATAATGCCAGATAGCCATGCTGGTAAGGGGTGTACTGTTGGTACTACAATGACAATAACCGATAAAGTAACGCCAAACTTGGTAGGTGTTGATATTGGTTGCGGTATGCTTACTGTAGAATTGGCAGATCAATATATAGACTGTGAGAAATTGGATTCCATTATAAGGGAAACGGTTCCCAATGGGTTTAATATACATGATACTCAAAAGGCAAATTTTGATTTTTCAAACCTACGATGTGCAAAGCAAGTAGATTTAAATAGAGCTTATCTCTCACTCGGTACACTTGGAGGCGGTAATCATTTTATAGAGGTGGATTATTCAGAAAGAAACCATAGGTACTATTTGGTTATTCACTCTGGCAGTAGAAAGTTGGGAGGCGATGTTTGTAAACACTATCAAAATTTGGCTGCAAATACAGAAAGTGATCGGGCGATTGAAGTACGCAATACTATTGCCAGATTGAAAGCAGAAGGCAGGGAAAGGGATATTCAGGAAGCGATTAAGAATATTTCAATTCCTGGTAAGGACAAAGAGCTGGCACATCTTTCAGGTGGTGATTTTCACGACTATATTAATGACATGGCAATAGTACAACGTTTTGCTGTACTTAATCGTGCTACTATGGCAGCGATTATCATTAATGGGATGGGATTTACTGAGGTAAATAGATTTGAAACCATACACAACTATATTGATTTTAGCCGTATGATCCTTAGAAAAGGTGCTGTGAGTGCTGAATTAGGCGAGAAGCTATTAATACCTATAAATATGCGTGATGGTTCCCTTATCTGTGTTGGGAAAGGAAACCCGGACTGGAACTATTCAGCCCCACATGGAGCCGGACGTTTGATGAGTAGGAGTAAAGCAAAGGAGTTGCTTAGTATGGAGGAATACCAAGAATCTATGAACGGAATATATACCACTTCTGTAAGTAGAGCGACAATAGATGAAGCCCCACAAGCGTATAAGTCTATGGAAGAGATTAAAAATGCTATCACTGATACAGTTGAGATCATTGATACGATAAAGCCAATATATAATTTTAAAGCATCAGATTAGAACGCTTTAATAAATGGAATGGATTATGAAGTTACCGAAAGTTATTCATGTAGAATTGAGAGAGCCGTACAATGGAAAAAGACACTTCTATTTCGGATCTATTGCTGCGATCTTTGACGAGCTTTCAGAGGAACAAATAGGTATCAAGAAAGAAAGTCTTTGGAATGTAGATCTAAGTCGGGTTGAGTATCAAAACAAGTATTGTACAATCCGTATGGGCGTGCTTATAAGGAAGAAAACATTTAGAGGTAATACTAAAATTGGAGGTTAATATGTTAGGTGCAATAATAGGCGATATTGTAGGCTCACGGTTTGAGTTTAACAATACAGATAACTATAACTTTGAGTTGTTTACGGAAGAAAGCACTTTTACAGATGATACGATTTGTACTATTGCTATTGCGGACGCTATCAACAATGGGGAACACTACGAAGATACGTTACTGAAATGGTGTAGAAAATATCCAAACCCTAAAGGAGCATACGGAAGCAGTTTTGCACGTTGGATAGCCTCAGATACACCACAACCATATAATAGCTTCGGTAACGGTTCTGCAATGAGGGTTAGCCCCGTAGCTTGGTTCTTTGACGACTTATATAGAGTGAAGAAAGAAGCGGAAGAAACCGCTATCGTAACCCATAACCACCCGGAAGGCATAAAAGGAGCTGTAGCGATTGCGCACGCTATTTACTATTTGCGCACTACCAAAAACCTATCCGGGCTTGAAAACGAAATGCAAATGTACTATCCTATGTTTATGATCGGAAACTATTACGCTGGGGTATTTAATGAAACTTGCCAGGGAACTGTACCTATTTGCCTGAAAATTATCATTTCCAGTAATTCTTTTGAGGATGCAATAAGGAAGGCTATTTCGTGGGGAGGTGATAGCGACACTATCGGTGCTATTGTAGGATCTATGGCAGCAGCTATCTATGAGATCCCTAAAGAAATAGTAGATCATGTATTCAATTTGTTGCCTATTGATATGCTTGATGTTATAGGTAACTTCTATCATAACTTAAACAATAAATAAGATGGCTGATAACTGGAACAAAGCCGGATTCTTTTCTGGCATAACGGAAGATTATTCAAATTACCATTGGTACAAAGGAGAAAAAGAGAATCCGTATAAAAGTGATACTTTTCACCCTTTGGCAGCTTCTTTTTGGGAGTATGAGAAGGAGTTTCATTATTCCTACTTGGATGCTTGCGACACAAAAAAGCCTTTAGATGAAGCGTACAAGGAATGGAAAGAGCAACTATTATCAGAGCATTTACCAGGTAAAAGCCCGAATCCAGAAGGAGATACAACCAACTGGGAAAAATCGTTTGAAACAGGTAAGAGGGAGGTGTAAAGCCTTCCTCTTTTTTGTGTCGTGCCTAAATTAATAACATAAACGGATTAATTTTCTCATAAATAGCACTATATTTGCAGTTAGAAATAAAATATGAACTAATATAGCATTGGCTATTGTTGCGAGGATCAAGAAAACGACCAAAATTTCAAACAGCCCTCAGAAACAATGTGCTAATGCCTGCGCTATGGCGTGGGCATTACTCTTGTATGGGCTGTTGGGTACTTGGTCGTCCCTCTTGATCGTGCAGAGTAAGCCCACGTTTTTTTGTGGGTTTATGGGTAGCCAATTTTAATAGGTTATTAACCTCTAAATTGCACGATATGAAAAATTTATTCTTATTTTTAATGTGTCTTATAACTTGTAACTCTATTCATGCTCAAAAAATTGTCAAAGACGAAATAGATGAGTTTACAGGTAATCGAATAACTGAAACAAATTACATTAGCTTTAGTGATGGTTTTACTTGCGCTTTGCATAAAGTTAATAATACAATAATTTTAAAGACTACCTATAATTGCGGTGATAAAGTTTATAGCATGGAAAAAGGAGCCGATTTAATGCTCAAATTAGAAAACGATAGTATCATTACATTAAACAACGAAGAGGATGCCGTTGCTGAATATTGGAGTCTAAATCTTGGAAAAACCTTTATTGAGCATTTTAATCTTAAAACAAGATATATTATTCCAGATGAAGTATATACTTTGTTGAAAACGAATAAAATTCGGATGGTTAGATTTTACACTACAGATGGCTATATAACTGAAACTGTATCAGAAAAACGAGCAAAAAAAATACTGAAGCTATTTAGTTTGTTGAAGTAAAATTGTATGTTTTCATCTGTTGAGAGCTGATGATAGCTGCTTTAGGGCAGTTCAGAGCCATTGCCAGCGTTGGTAATGGCTCTTTCTTATATCTCTTCCAGCTCAACTACCCAGCCTTTTCCAAAGCCATATTTTCGTGTTTCTTCCTGATAAACATTCAGCACCTTAAAACGGGATCCGGCACGAAACACAATTTCATCTTCACTGGCATAATGGGAAATGGCTTTTACATCTACACCCTTCTTACTTTTGATAACCAGCATTAGGTTATCTCCAAAGATAGCAGTTCTATCAATATTGGTAGTAGAGGACATGAAGGCTTTGTTTACATAGGGTTGCCCGGATGATAGACACGCTTTCATTTCTTGAATATACTTATCCAGCTTCATAGCGTCAAAGCTGATACCAGAGAATACAGTACCATTATAGCGAGGCATTTTTTCTAAGGCAGCATTACAAGCCGGATAATATTTTTGGCATAATCCCCCATAATCTTGTATTTTGCCAAAGTACGGATCTACAATACCATAACCGTAATTATTACACCACTTGGAGCCGTATGTATAGCGGTTTATCAAAGCAAGCTCATCTACGGATATACCCGTTTTTTTGCTATAACGCTCCATTGCTCCAGCTTCACTACTATAGTTCTGCCAGCGTCCACCGATGGCGTTATTAGCACTATGATTAACTGGCGCATTTATATACTCTTCCAGTGCTTTTTTTGCCAATTCCTCAGTTTCTCCATTCAGCTTAACCAGCTTGCCTTGTTTTGACACATATTTTAAAGCCAACTCCTTTTTATAATCAGCAAGCCGGACATAACAGGCACTTACTTCACTATTCCACTGACTGCCGTATAGATCCATAGCCTTATCATATTCAGATTGGAGCCTTGCTATTTCCAGCTTTTCTTTTTCTGTTGCGTAAAGATCCAAAGTAGATCCGTCCGCACCTTGTTTAACCAGCTTTGCGAGCCGAGCCTTTTCTATCTCTTGTATTTTGGCAGTCGCTTTTGCTGTCAAGGCTTGTATCTCATTTGCAGTTGCTTCATTGGCTATAGCCTCATTCAGTTCTGCCAGAATCGAATTTAACGGTTTACTCTTGCTTTTATAGTTCAAAATAGGCTTGGCAGCATTTACGGCTTGCTGGTATTGAAATTTTGCCTCAACTATAGCCAGCTCTTTTTTAAGCATTTTCACCATTTCGGGAGAAGTCGGGAATTTATTCTTTTCCTCAACCCAATTAGCTTCAAACTTTAGCTTCTTGATTTGGTACTCCAAATCACCAGTAGAGATTTTGGCTTTGAATGAATCGAAAGCCTCATATAGCTTTTGTACGTTTTCTTCCCCATATTGAGCAACCAGCCCTTTGTAGTGTTTTTGCTCAGGTGTGAGAGGATGCAAGATTTCTTCTATATCCGTATAGTTATCCTTGACGAAATAGGGTAGAGTGCCTTTTGTTTTGGCTTCATTCATGCGATCTTCGTTATCCTTTACCCATTGCACAAATTCATCTGGAAACTCCGTTATTTGCCCTTTCTTGCTTATTTCTTCATCTTCTCCAGCCAGGATCTTGTTAAGCATATCCTCTATATCATCTTCACCAGCTAAAATAGGGATCATGTAGCACCGACAATTCGGATGCCAACCAGTCCATTTAAACGTTTTGGGATATTTGCCAGCAAGCTCATCGCAAATATCATGGCATGGGTGGTTGTTTGACAGCTTGATTTCATAGCCAATTATAAAATCTAATTGCCCCCATCGTTCAAAATCAGCAGTTCTGTAGGCTATATTGGTTTCTGTACGTGCCAAACGTTGGGCATTACGGTATGAAGATCTATATACACCACGTCCAGGATGATATTTCTTTGGGTTATCATCTACCCATTTATAACTTTCGGTTTCTTTATCATATACCCTACGTTTCCATACACGACCATACACAGTATTTCCGTTTTCATCCTCACCGACCTTTATTCTGAATCTTCTGTAAAAGCGATCAGGATCTTGTAGGTAGGTCTGTATTTTGGAAGCTAACTTGTTGGCTCCTGTACCCTCTCCTATAGCCAAATCCAAGCAGTTTTCAAGCTCTTCTTTAAATTGTCCTGTGTACCTCCATACCTTTTGCGATAGGCTTAGCCCTTCTTCTCCAGTTTTCCGAGCAAAGAAAGCGTCCATAGCCTCCATATTGCGCTTAAAGAATCGGGCAAAGTGGTTATCATTGATAGAGTTTTCACCGAACACACTTTTTACCAGCTCATCGTTATGTTGGTTGGAAAGCAGCCATTCATTTTGCACGTCATTCCTTATTTCTTGATACAAACGGCTGTACATTTCTCTAAATATGGCTGTAGCCTCATCACTATAGCCATATTCGGAGAAAGAGAACGGTTTACCTTCTTCCAACTCCGTACCTTTTACCAGGTTAATAATCTGGAGTAAGTAGTTTTGATAAATCGCACGTACATTAGCTGCGTACCCTTCTGTACGTTTAAACAGCTCTTTTTGTAGCTGCGTGGAATTGACGTATTTAGTTTTTGCCATTGCGCTTTAACTCAAAGTGTTCACAGTGATCTTTGTTTAAGAATTTAGAGTATTTGAAGAAAGGACACCGACAAAGGAAGAACTCACCTTTATAATCCTTCTCGTGCCAGTCGTAAGAGTGCTTGCAATCCCTACAATGGTACTTTGTTTCTGATGGTTTTACTTTATTTGCCATTATTCACCTCCACCGAACACATCTATTCTGTTTAACTCCTGCTGTTTAGCTATGGCTTCTAAATCTTCCTGCTTCAAACGCTCAATTTCCGTTTTTGCATCTTTGATAAGGTAGCTCATTTCCACATAAGTTTGTCGGCTTATCGCTCCATCGTTATACTGCTTTGATATATCAGCAAGAATATCGCTCACATCTTCACCGAATGGTTCTTGAAACTCATGCCCTAACTGTAATGCTTCATATTCGGCTTTGTGTTGGTAGTCCAAAACATTACCAAGAATAGCACGTAGCAAATTACCCGTTCTATTCATGTAATTATCGTGGGTTTCCTTTCGTTTCTCAGCCTTAATCACTGCAAGCAGCATTACTTTTCTGATAGCTTTAGCAGACAGATTGCCCAAACTCTTCATATTGTCAAAATCTATGTTAGGAGTAAAAGATTTTGAAAGAATATGCTTATCCAGCCGTTCGTATTCATTTGCCTTGCTTTGTGAAGCCTGATCCCATGTAAGATATTCAACCTTGCCACCCTCCTTTAGAATGAATAGTTTTGCCTCTTCTTCTGCTTTAGGCAAGCTGTTAAGCACTTCTGCGGTTGCTACCATTGCCGGGTTAGCAAATCTATCATTTACATCTGCATCTGTTGATTCCATGCTTTCTACACGGTGTATCATGGGCTGTGTTCCTTCATGCTCTAACTCTTGTTCAAAGAGGATAACGGGAATTTTCCCTATCACATTAGGGATTGCCTTCACTTCCCAACCTACACTAACACGCTTACAGTAGTAAACCGTATCATCTTTGTAAATATCCACATGGTAGATGCTCCGATTGCCGGATTCATTCAGATAATACCCCCAAGCAAAAGCAGTCATACGCTTATACTGATCTTTGATAAGGTAAATATCATCACCGTTTTGTTTAGATAACACATTCAATAATACATCTGGTTTTCCTTCTTTATTTCGGAACACATGAAATAGCATAGCGGAAGTACCCTCAGCACCAGCAACACGTTTAGCCTCTCTTACATTGGCGTTGAAGCGTAAATGCTCCAGCAGTTTTATATATTGCTCAAAAGCATAATCAGTACCTTTGCTTCTTTGCGTCCATTTTACGGGTCTACCATATAAGAAAACAAGCGCAATTTCATTGATGAAAGACTGATAGGGGATAGGAATTTTCCAACGCTTTTGCCATCTAAGAAAATTCCCTTTCTTATCATAAACGGCTTTATCCTGCCTTTTCATAACCTCATGGTTTTCTACCTTGTACTCCAGCAAGGCTTTTTCAGCAAAGCCGGAGCGATCTTGCATATAGTTTAAGGCTCTTGAAATATCCTTAGCCTCCAACAAAGCTGTAAAATTCTGTTGATAACCTACAGCAGCTTTTACCTCATTCTTGATAACATTAAAAAATCCCATAATTCAAATTTTTAAATAACTCCTAATCTTGCTTCTATATCATCTGGTATATCATACTCGTTATAGTCAAACCAACAGCGCATTAAAAACACATCTCGCCAGTCTGGAGAACATCTAATTTCCTGCTTGATTTCCTCTTTCGGTTTTAGCTTTAATTTGCCTTCTCCGTCCACATCCCATGTTTGCAACTGCTCCAGTTCAAGGATAATTTGCTCTTTGTCTGCCGAGCTTAACAGTTCCTCATTGATCCCAATCTCTGAGGCGTTTATGTGTTCTGCCAGCTTGTAACCGCATTGTGTTTGCAAGTTCTGGTAGTTCTCATCCTTTAAAGCACGACTGTTATTTACAAAGCCTTGTATGTCGCAATTATCCACCACGCCACCGCCTACACCGTCCTCATCAGCGATACACCGCCATTTAGGTATTCTGTATTTTTTCTGGAAGTGTTGAATACATTTCTGTATGTCCGTAGTTTTACTTAGTGGAAAGCATTTTAAGTCTATGATCGTATAACCATCCCAAACGCAAATCCGGGCGTAATCGGATCCAAATCGGGCTATATCTGCTGTTATATAGTTCTTCCCAGTGGTTATTGATAGCAGATTATTAAAAATGGCTGTAATCGCATCGTGAGAACAAAGCGCATTGGGGTTGTCGTCATACTCCCAATTACCTTTTAGCAAACGCTCTCTTTTAACCTTATCTTTGGTTGTTCTCAAACCTTCTATGTAGTCTGGATCTATGAAGGGGTTTTCTTGTACCAAACAACCCAGATAGTACATATACTCAGGTAATATACCTTTCTTGAATGGAGTGTAAAAGGTATCATACATCCAGTTCTTTTTAGGGTTACACGTGATAAACAACTTTCGTTTTAGCCCTAACTCATTATTCAAGTGGCGACCTACACGAGTTTTAAGAGTGTCATAAGCACCGAAGTTTACTTCTCCACCTTCTTCTATCCAACCGCCAGTATATTCTATAGATCCGTATCTTTCATAAAAAGG